ACTACTTGTTCCATTTCGACATTTTGACTCCCTAAACCACCACCGACAACACCACCACCGCCGCCATAATACGGTAATATAGGAACTCCTGAAATATATAAGAAGTCTAAAAGACTTGAACGTGCAATTGGCATTACAACTGATGCATCGCCACCTTGTTGCTGTTGTATTTGTGGTTGTTGCTCTTCTTGTCCGGACATGTGTATGTATATTGATGTTTCTTTGTTGCTACTTTTCTATATTCATAATATAATAATATTTCTACTTCAATTTTTTAGAAGTAGAAATATGAATGTAACTGTAAATATAAATAAAAACTACAAATGATATCTAGTTTTTACGATGTCTAGTTGTTAATGCCTTTGTTAATGATTCGGATACCTTGCCGGCTCCTTGATTTGCAAAGAAGACAGATAATGCAAAAATCATTAAAACAATATTGATAGCATATAATATAAGAACAACGGTAGAATAATAATAAAGAAAGGTTCGTCTCCATTCACTTGAACATTGACGACACTGCGACTCGTTCATTTTTCCGATAAAGCGATAAAGGTATATCATATTGGCTACATTTATTACTATCAAAACTAGAATGAACCATTTATTGGATAAAATGAAAGAACGCGATTGGTTCGGAAAAAACGCAAATAAAAGCACCTGAATTAATATAATAGTGCTTAAAATGGTAACATATCTTGTTTCAGGAATATCTGTGCAATAACCGCATTTACCTTTCATTGCGGAAACATAAGTCAAAATAATTCCTAAAATAACAACATTAAAAATTTTGGTAATAACGTTTCTCATGTCTATTATATAATTAATAAATATTTTTAATAAATATTTTATATTTTTATCCTATAATTTGCTTAAATACCTTATCGAACGCGCTATATCTTTCGTTACTCAGCGAATCCATTAATGTATTCCACGGCGTATATTCTTGTAGCCCGGCGACACCTTTCTCACAAAATACATTCAAAAGTGCAGGACTAAAACCAGACATCATAGATACATTATGGTCGGTTGAAAGAGCAGGGAATCCAGTCGTCTTTCGCAAATTCCAAAATATAATATGTGGTGCTTTGATCGGTTCTCCATATAAACGCTCTCCCATCTTTGCAAACATTTGTTTAATATTCTCAAATAGTGTCGCCCTTTTAGACAAATCACCCATACTCGATGATGCGCTATTCATCTGCATATCGGAAAATACAACCAATACTAATTTTTCTGCAACTTCGCGAGGTAATTTATTATCCTCTATTCCTTGTCGAATCAGGTCAATAGCTAAGTAAAAATTCGTAGTCATCCCCCACGAAGAAGTGAGAACTTTATTCACTTTTTTCACAAATGTATCAGTATCAGATGATTCTAAATGAATCCATGTCGGACGTTCTGAAAATGTCATGACTCGAGCACCAAGTGCAGATTTTTCTGCGACACGAATGCTTAATCCTATTGCAGAATGAAGTGGATTGCCATTATCTTCCGCCATTGATCCAGATACATCACACATTGCAATAAATTCGGTTAAATTACCATTTTGCATTGAATTACTCTTCCATTGTTCATTTAATGCAGTAACAATAGATGAATCACTAGGTAAACATTTTGTTCCACAATCAATAGCGCTTTTTACAAAATCGATCATAGACACGCGTGCTCCCTTTATCTTTTTATTACCTTCAACGACATCTCTTAAATATGCCTCATAATTGTATTTACACTCGTCGCGATCTTCATTGTTTTCATAGCGTGTTGTCTCACTATTTTTCTTAAGATTCAAAAAGGAATTTGTCTGTTTATGCATGGTAATACTTGTAACATTATCAAAATTAATTTCAGCCCATTTTTTATCACATTGTTTGATTTGTGTTGTATCAAGTTTTTTATTAAGCGCCGAAATAACTTTACGATAAATCATAAAAGCACGATTAACTGCTCGCTCATAAGATGGGTGAGACGTATCTGATGGAATTTGGTGTTGCGAATAGTTTATCGCCAGATAATAATATAACCACCCGAATTTTTTTGACTTTTCACGTGGAACCCATCGAGCTACTAGAGAAAAACTCGTTCCACCATTTTCAAGCGTAGCTGCATCAATACGGAGTTGATTATTAATAAGATTTACAACTTTAGTAACAAGTTTAGAATACAATTGATTATTATATTCTGTATCTGTGGTTATGGTTGTGTCTCTTTCTTGTCCTAACAACTGTTCTTTCATATATGTCAAAAAATATTTCATATCTTTCCATGAACCCAATGGATGCTGTTTTTTGTAATTCGTTTCATTTTTTCCGTCATTTTCAGAATCGTTGCATTCCAAAACATGATTATTATATACAAGCGATTCAATAACAAAATCAAAGAATCTAAAATCTATTTTCGCCCATTCTAAAAGCATCACATAAAAAAGCATATATTCTCCTTTTCCACCAACAATATCCCTTGTATGTGCTAATATTTTAAACATGATTACGCCCATATCAATACACTTTTTATACTCACCATCACCATCACCATCACCATGTTTTTTTTGCTTAATTGCACTCATAATGATATTCAAAATTCCTCTAGTTTCTAAAGCGATACTTGAAAGCCCTTGTTCACTTTTTGTTCTTACCAATTGAAAACTATATTGCATTATTTTTTCTTGAAGACTTTCAACAGATATATTGACTCCTTTATATTCAATGTGATTGTTTTCTCCATATTGAAAAAATGGAACAGACACAGTCACATGCACACCAGACGCAATCTTATCCATTGCATTTACTAAATGAGACGAATTCATATTAGATGAACCAGAAACAATTGGTGTTTGCATTGATAGACTATTAGTTTGATTGCGGCTGTGCTTTTATTACACAAAGATTGAGATGATAATATATAGTATTTTAGTAGTTTTAAGTAGGTTTAAAAATATATATTTACACGTGTTTATAACATATTTACATGTGTTTATAACATATTTACATATCTATCATAACGCTTTGTTTTATTTTGTCGCTGTTTATTTTTTTCTTTATATTTGCTGTGTATATTTACACGTTTTGTGTTATTATTTTTAATAAAACGATTATTATTTATATTTTTTGCATGCATTGAATTGTCACATTCATCAGGACATTCAAAAAAGAAAAAATATATACCATTATATTTTTTTAATAAACGTAATGTTGGTTTTAATTCAAATGAGTCTATACGATTAAGCGTATATAAAGATATAAACTTGTCAGGAGTTTCTATATATTCAGGTAATGATTCAGGTGTTACATGTATATTATAAACCATAATAGAAATCAATTTATATTTTACATTGCGTTTTTTCTGATTATTTTTTATTATTTCAATTAATTGATTTCGCATTACCATATTATCATTATTATTGAGATATAGTTTACTTTGATTTATTGTCTCAATTTCATTGTCAGTATTTATATATGTTATGTATGTTTTGATATTATTTAAATATGTTAATTCTTTGAACATCTTAGAATAGTCTATTTCTGGAATTTTAATAGGCTCTTTCCCTTTGTTACTATCATTATTATCAATACTATCGTTCATTATTATTTGTAATTATACTAATATAGATAATCTATGTAACGTCCTAAACTAATTATATATACAATTAGTTTATGTTTCATATAAACTAAAATACTGAATCTGTTATATACTCATCATCCGATGATATTTCATCAATCATTTTATTTTGTGCTATTTTTTCACTCCTTTCTTTTATTTCATTATATAATGAATATTGATTATTCTTAAATCTATTATTTGTAGATGAAATTTGTGGACATGGATGTGTATGTGTATGTGTATGTGTTGTGGGTTGATTAACTGGGACTATAGATTTTTTCTCAACCATTTTTTTAAAATCGAGTTTATTATATACTTTACTAGATTTATTTATGTCGAATTCTTGTTTTCCACCAAGTGGGGGAAAATTATCATCATTTAATACTATTTTATTTATATCAACATTGTCTGTAGTAGTTGCAGTCGAATCCGTATTTGGTTTACTTGTTTGATTATATTTTAAAAAAATATTGTTATTGTTATTATTATTATCATGATGATATGGTATACTAGAATATGTATTTCTTTTATTACTATTATCATACTCTGATGCCTTATCATAATAACCACCACCGTGACTATAATCAGCAACCGTATAAGCTGTTTCAATTATATCATTCATTTCATTCATTTTTTTACTCATTATAAAATATCTAAAGTAGTTTTAAAACTAAACTATATTTTTATGTTCTATTAATATTATTATAATTATTTTTAAATACTAATTATACAATAATTATATAGTATTTAAAAAAACAAATATAAAGATAAATTAAGTATATTATTTGTCTCCTGACAGCAATTCATTTCTCGCTGCATAAAATTAAATACCAAAGGATTCTATATATTTTGTAGGAGGCAGCAACACTGTGTGTATGTGTGTGTGTATGTGTGTATGTGTATGTGTGTGTGTATGTGTGTGTATGTGTATAATATATAACATAGAAACGATTCTATGTTATATTTTTTTTGAAAATTCTTTAGTCAACCATTCAGATATATTTGAAAATATTTTTTTATTATAGTATATTTCAGGATAATCGTATGTATGATATGCCTTATATGATTTTGTTTTTCCCGAATAATATGTAACTGATCCTAATTTTTTATTTATAATACTATTCATAATTGCTTTTGAAATAGTAATATCATGTGTTGGTTCTTGATTTGTATCACATCTAATACAGTTCATTAAATTATTTAGTTTAAAATAAGAATTTAGTTCATCTAACCATGTTTTATTTAATAATTTTGGAGAATTTTCCCCAACATTATAAGTATAAGTATAAGTATAAGTATAACTATTATTATAATCGTATGTATTATCTTGGGCAACAGTGGTAGTATCATCACTATTACCTTCATCCTCGTATGCTAACAAAAATGGATTGTTACAAGAATCCATGCCAGATATGATACTATACCTATTCCTAATATATTATTTTTATATTTTTTTCTATGAATTTCCGCAAACAGAAAATTGAAATCAAAATAACCCTATAATAAGTATGTAGTAATCAATTCAAAAGAATTCGAAGTCGTTTAATCAATCAAATGTCTTACAACAAGCAAGAACGTTCATCTCATACTTCCGGACACAATGGATACGAGCATGGAAACACGTATGGACGCAATGAAAGGTATATTCCCCGTGATGATCGTCGTCCTGAAGCTGTTGAACATCCAAGCATCTGTATTCCTCGCACATTCACAACAATTCGCGGAGAGCAAACCAAGCGCGCCGTCTTCAACACATTCAAAGATCTTCGCGTTGGACACATTGAGCGAATCGACACGGTTCACAAGACAGACAGTCGTGGCGAGCGATACTGCACCGTCTACGTCCATCTCAGGTGGAACATGGAGAGCAAACTTGCGTGTGATACACGTCAGAAGCTCCTAGATGGACAGGATGTCAAGATTGTCTACGATGAGCCATGGTTTTGGAAGTGCACGATGAGCACAATGGAAAAACCCCAGTCTCGCTATCCGGAAAAACAAGAACGCACTACATCCAGGCCACGTATCGATTTGGGTGAAGGAACAAGAGCTGTTTCGCGATACACTCGCGATGATCGAAAGGATCGTGATGAGGAACGTAGGAATGGTGAACCTAATCGCGAACAACTCTGCAACATGGGTTCAGAAGACGAATGTGAAGAGTAAGTAACTGCTGCAAATATTTCGACAACGAATAATACGGTGGTAAGTATCAGGTAAGTAACTTTAATAGTAGTTATATATGTTTTATGTTCTAACACTTTTTTATTTTTATAATGTAATTTATATTGTATTTTTATGGAATTCGAAAGCCGAATGGAAGAGGAAAAAAAAAATTATATACCGTCGTATAGCCCATCGCTTAAAATTGGAACTACAAAAATTGAATTAGTAAAAGAAAACTCATATATTATAGAATCATCTAATTTACTTGTAAATTCTATAAATGATAATATATCACATAGTAATGCATATGACAGACATGTTAAGATAACTCCTGTATCTAATACAAAAAATAAAAAACACGCC